GGCTAAATCGTACATGGAGAAATATGAAGATTCTGTTCTATTGTTTTATGACTCTGAGTTTGGTACTCCTCAGTCTTACTTTAATACATTCAGCATCAATACTGAACGAGTCCTTCACACACCCATTACCGATATTGAACAACTAAAGTTTGATATCATGAAACAATTGGAAACGATTGAACGAGGTGAGCGTGTGATGATTATCGTCGATTCGATTGGTAATCTTGCTTCAAAGAAAGAAGTTGAAGATGCACTGGACCAAAAGTCTGTTGCTGATATGAGCCGAGCGAAACAAGTTAAAAGTTTGTTTCGTATGGTTACACCTCATCTCACACTGAAAGATATTCCAATGGTTGTTGTGAATCACACTTACAAAGAAATTGGTATGTTTCCGAAAGATATTGTTGGTGGTGGTACAGGTTCATACTATTCAGCGGATAATATTTTCATTCTCGGTCGCCAACAAGAAAAAGATGGCACTGAAATTACTGGTTATAACTTTATTATTAATGTGGAGAAATCTCGCTATGTCAAAGAAAAATCAAAAATTCCTATCACTGTTTCGTTCGAAGGTGGTATTCAGAAATACTCCGGGCTCCTGGATGTAGCACTTGATGGAGACTTTGTAATTAAACCGAGCAACGGTTGGTATTCAAAAGTCAATAAAGAGACGGGTGAAATTGCCGATAAAAAATATCGTTTCGATGCAACACAAACAGAAGAATTTTGGAAAGATATATTAAATAATCCAGAATTTAAAGAATATGTGAGAAAGAAATATGAAATCGCTTATGGAAACATTATGGGAAATGCTTCAGTTTTGGAAGAAACCCAAGAAACTGAAGATTGATGAGGACTTTCAGTTTCACGATTTTCCTGAAACAGATTTGACTGGCATAAGGATTCTTAAAGGTCCTTATGCTGGTGTTTTATATTATTATACAAACGCATCTGTAGAGGAAAGTGGACATTTAGCCACACTAAAGTTTGGTTTTATGATTGTGGAATCAGATAATCATAGCAAAAATGACTTAGAAAAAGATGAAAACTATGTTATAATGCTTGGTGACATTCTCTCTGAAATTATTCTAATGGAAGGTAACTTTGAATCGCCTCGAACATTCTATTCTGAAAAATCTGATCTATAATGAAGAATATACACGAAAGGTCATGCCTTTCATCAATCAAGAATATTTTTCTGATACTTCAGAAAAACACATTTTCAAAGAAGTAAAAGACTTTATTGAGAAATATAAAACGATGCCAACGAAAGAAGCGTTGGTAATTAATTTTGTAGAGTCTAAAACTTTAACTGAAGAGCAGGTAAGAAATTGTGTCGATCTTGTAAACGAGATTCACAAGCACAAAGATGAACCTACGGAAACTCAGTGGCTAACTGAACAGACTGAAAAGTTTTGTCAAGATCGAGCATTGTATAATGCAATCATGGAATCAGTTAGTATTCTTGATGATAAGAAAACTAATAAATCAAAAGGTGAAATACCCAAGATTCTTTCTGATGCACTGGGTGTTTCTTTCGACAACAATGTTGGTCATGACTATATTAACGACTATGAAAGACGTTTTGAATTCTACCATCAAAAAGAAGAACGAATTCCGTTCGATTTGGATTACTTTAACAAGATTACAAAAGGTGGGCTACCTAACAAAACACTCAATATCGCTCTTGCTGGGACTGGTGTTGGTAAGTCTCTTTTCATGTGTCATGTTGCTGCATCGTGTATTTCTCAGGGCTATGATGTTTTGTATATCACAATGGAGATGGCTGAAGAAAAAATTGCAGAAAGAATCGATGCGAACCTACTGAACATCGGTATCAACGATTTGCATGTAATTCCTAAAGAAGATTACACCAGAAGATTTTCTGCACTCCAGAGTAAAACACAAGGTAAACTTATTATCAAAGAGTATCCGACTGCATCAGCTAGTGCATTACATTTTCGATCATTACTGAATGAACTTCAATTGAAGAAGAATTTCAGACCAAAGATTATTTTTATCGATTATTTGAATATCTGTTGTTCCAGTCGATTGAAGATGGGAAGCAGTGTCAATTCTTATACCTATATCAAATCGATTGCTGAAGAACTTCGTGGACTTGCTGTAGAGTTTGGTGTTCCAATCGTTTCAGCTACACAAACAACTCGATCTGGGTTCAGTAACTCTGACGTTGGATTAGAAGATACCAGTGAATCATTCGGTCTTCCAGCGACGGCTGACTTTATGTTTGCACTTATCAGCACAGAGGAATTGCAACAACTTGGGCAGATGATGGTCAAACAGTTGAAAAATCGATACAATGATCCAGGTGTTAATAAAAAGTTTGTGGTTGGAGTTGACAGGTCGAAGATGAGACTGTATGATGTAGAAAGCAATGCACAAGATTTGATTGACTCTGGAATTGAAGATGATACGCCCGTTAACACTTTTGGAAATCGTGAACGTAGAAGTTTTGGCTCTAAATTCGGTGGTGTGAAAGTATAAATACTCAATAAACTATTGGAGTCTTTATGCCCGGATCGTTAAAAGTTCACGGACTGTTATTTAAACATAGTACACTAGATATATCTTATGTTTTAAATTCTCCTTCTCCTACAGAAGGAGGGGAATTAGCAGTTTTAGAACAAATTAATGGGTATATTATGAAAATAGGATCTCCAATTACTGTGAAAGCTGGGCGACATACATTTAAAAATATTTACGGTGCAAATAAAGTAGAAGGCACTCCTAAGGCTGATATTGCTCTAGTTACATTTAATTCTAAAACCAAGAAGTTTGAAGATGTATGTTTCATATCTCATAAAATGGGATCTGATGCTGGAGGCTTTCAACAATATAGCGGTATTACTCCAAAGGCTGATGGACAAAAGACAGGTTCTATCTCAAAAGACAAGAATGTGGTTGATTTTCTAAGAAAATTGAGTGGCTATCATAATACTATTGTTGGAGCTAAAAAAAGATTCTATGCAGTAGTTAAGGATGAAAAATTAATAGGTAAGTCTATATACGGTCCTCAGTTCGGTGAAACTAGATTTGGAATAGATAACATTCATCTAATAGGTCAAGGTGACGTTAGAATGTCTGTTATTGGTAATGCACATAAACTGGACTTTACAGCACATGCAAGTTACAATCCAGATGTTTCAGAATTCATGAAGAACGGATACACAACTATTATAGGTGCTCGTTATTCTTCAGGAAGAAATTATGAAGTAGATGGAGTAACCTATAAAAGTGTTAGGGTTTTAATTATGCCGAAAAAATTAATTGGTTCTAAGGCTGAAGAAATATGAACTTCAAAGATTTTATAGTTGAGTCTTCGAAGGAAGGAAAGAATGTCCATCTAGAACATATCGAAGATGAAGTAATCAATCGTGGTGTTCCTGGTGCTAGAGATGCCATTAATTTTTTGCGATCTTTAAGAGACATGCTCGCAGGCAATGCAGATTCGAAAGTAAATGTCACAACAAAATGGGATGGCGCTCCAGCAGTCTTCGCGGGTATTAATCCAGAAAACGGAAAATTCTTCGTTGCAACTAAAGGCATTTTTAATGTTGATGCAAAGCTAAATTATACCGAAGAAGATATCGATAGAAATCATCCAGGTGAAGGATTGAATAAAAAACTCAAAACTGCATTCACATATCTGCCTAAACTAGGAATAAAGGGTATCCTTCAGGGTGATATGATGTTTGGTGAAGATGATTTAGGAGAAGCAGAAAAAGAGATAGATGGGCAAATGTATTTGGCATTTAAACCTAATACGATTGTCTATGCTGTACCAGTCGAAAGCAAATTGGCCAAATCGATGAAAGCAGCTAAGATGGGTATTGTATTTCATACTTCATATACGGGCAAAACTATAGAATCGTTAAAAGCATCATTCAACATCGATATTAATAATTTGACTAGAACAAAAGATGTTTGGTTTAGAGATGCATACTTCATTGATGCATCAGGTACAGTAACTTTTACCAAAGAAGAAACGAAACAAATTACATCTATCCTATCTCAAGCAGGCACTGTATTTTCTAGAATCAATTCTTTAACGATGAATCGTATTGC